AATCGCCCACGTCGAACCCGGTGGCGCTGGTCACGGAGAAAACCGTCGCCGTCTCTGAGGCATTGGCCGCCAGAGTCGTGGTGTTCATCAGCGTCTGAGCCTGAGCGGCTGAGACGCCGACGAGGAGCAGGAGTGCAATCAGTGCCGCGCGTCGTATGGTGTGCATCATGTCCTCCCTTACGCCGCCAACACGGCAACGATGTGCTCGGTTCGCTGAGCCAGCACACCGAAGACAATGTCGAAACGCGACTTCCACTGGTCGGTGTCACCGTCCCACCATTCGCAGTAGCGCATCCCGACCCCGCTCAGGGAGTCGTACTTCATCGAGGCCTGATTGACGCCGTCCGGCTTCTCGAGCGGCACGATCGCGAGCGCGACCGCTTCCTTGTGCCAGAGCAGTCCAATCGTGGCCAGGGCCGAGGCTGCGCCGCTGAAGGTCAGCGCCGCGTTATCCGCCGGCAGCGCCGAGACGTTCTGGAACGCTCCGGTGGACCGAATCGTCGGGCTGATGTTGATCGTCAGCGCGCCCGCCGCGTTCGTGCCCGCTGCCGTGACAACAAACGGCTGCAGGAAGGGATAGGTCGCTTTCGTGATCGGGTTGACCGCGAAGACATCCGCGATGGTGAACCTGTCACCCTCTGCGACGGCTCCTGACCCCGTCCAGCCGTCCGTGACCAGCGTGGTCGCGCCGTCGGCCGTGGCTCCATTGACCAGAATCGTCCCGGCCCGCGCTCCATTGGTGTGGCGGTACAGGTTTTGGTCCATGTGCCAGTTCATGCCGTTCTGGTACGTGCCGTCCAAATCGGCATCCGTGAACATCGCCCCGATCTTGCCGCTCGGATTGAACTGAGCCGGCGTGATCGCCTGGATGATGTCGCCTTCCATCTCCGGGTTGATGTTCAGGTGTCGCTGGCCTTTGCCTCTCGGCGCAGTCATGTCGCTGAGCCGCGCGCCTGCGTCGTAGTAGGTCGCCGTCGAGGACGGGGTTGTGCCGTACGTCCCGACGTTGTGGTAGGTCCGCAGCGCCACGTCCCGCAACACAATGCGGTCGACTTCATTCGCCAACCGAATCGCGGCCGGCTTCAAGCACTGTTCGGTGAGGGAGTTCAGATCGAGCTTGCGCTCCATCGACGACATCTCGAAGTCGATGCCGATCTGATAGTTGAGGGTCAGGGTGTCGAACTGCTCGTTCACGTTCTGGCCGGTCCAGCTCTGGCCCGTCCTGACGGTGAACTGCGCGGGTTTGCGAATCCGAATCGCGTCGCCGCGCTTCGCGCCCGCCTGTCCGAACAAGGGTTCGACCTTGCGGCTGCAGGTGCGCAACGCCACGCAGTTGGCCTCGAAGGGGTCGAGGGCCGCGAGCGTGACGTGGTCAATCGTGAAACCGTTGAATGCCATTTAGGCCCTCAGGCCCGCACTCCCAGCCGTGCTTTGTTCGCTCGAAACTGCGCGAGCGTCATCTTCGAGGCGTCGGGGAGCGTGACCGGAGACGCGTTTCCGCCCACTGGTGCAATCGGGGCGGGCGCGGGGGTGATTGGTTGAGCGGGTGCCTTATTGCGCTGATTCACCAGCGCCCGGACCCGCGTCTCAATGGCCCCGATCACCAAACCCTGTTCGTACTGGCTGCGAGCCGAACAGACCGCCGCAAGGTCGTCGGGATGACTCCCGAGGTAATGCGTGAGGTCGTGGCGCAGGGGGGACGTCAGGAGACGGTGAACGATCGGTGCTCGCTGGGGCATCGGCAGACGGCCGAGCGTCTCGAGCACTTCCGAATGGGCATCGTCGAAATCCGCGTAGCGCTGACGGATCTGTGGCAGCTCGGCGTCATACGCCTGCTGCGCGCGGTCGATCTGCGCCTTGACCTGATGCACACGTTCGACGCGCGTGTGTGAGGCCTGAAGCTGACGGAACTCTTGCCGAGCATGCCAGCGCGCGAGCGAGGCATTGTGCGAGGCATACGGATCGGGCTGATCGGCAAACTGCTCGAGCTGCGGCTCAGGGTCGTTCGGATCGGGCTGTAGCGTCGGCTCGGGCTGAGCCTGCCGTGCCTGCGGTTGTGGCTGCAAGCTACCGTCCGGCTGCCCCTGCGGCCACGGCTGCGGCTGGCCATAGGACACACGACGTGCGAGATCGCTGCGCTCCTCGAGCAGCCGCTTGATGCGCCGATGGTCGCGACGCCGCAGATCCAGCGTGACACCGGTGTCCGGGTCTTTCCAGCGATGCGCGGCTGGCTGCGGACCCTGCGGCTGTTCCTGGGCTGGCGGTGTGTCAGGTTCCTCGTCGGGTTCGGCCTCGAGCTCCACGGGACCACGCGGCGGGAGGTCGCTCGCAATCGGTGGCTCAGTAACCGGCGCTGGTTCGGGCGGCGCCTGTAGCGACACTGCTCGTTGGGCACGAAACTCGGCGAGGGTGGACGGCGCAACCGGCGCGGCTGCAGGCGATGCTGCTGGTGCGACTGGAGGCGCTACCGCTGTCTCACTCACAACGTGAACTCCTCAAAAAACTCGGGCCACAAACGCAAAAAGGCCGGTCCGCTCCTCCCTGCTTCTCCGCAGGTGGAACAGACCGGCCTTGTGTCTGTGGACCCTTGTTGCTCACGCTCCGCTGGGCCTAGCGGGTGTCACGCGGGGGATCAGCCCGCGCCTAGCGTGAACCGTGGTGTTGCTTAGTAACCCTTTTTCTTGCCGGACTTCTTGCCCGACTTCTTGCTACCGCATGGCATGAAAATTATTGCAAACCATGGCTGCGCGTTTGTCAACGTCACCATGCAGACTTTCGCGGCCGACATCGGTCAACTCCCACGCGCCATCAATGCGGTGTATCAGTTCCTTGTTTCTGGCCTCCTGGATCGCGGCGGATACAGCCCGCTTTCTGCCCGGCAGCCGCTCTGCCAATTGGGAGACCGTCAGCGGGCCGTAGCGAAGGGCTGCGACAATCTGGCGCGTACGAGTGGTGTCCCGTCGCTCGCTTCCACGACCCACACGCTCCCCCAGTGGAGACACGAACCCATCCGGGATCATCACCAGCCCACGCCCGTCACGCTGCAGATGGCTGCGCGCCACCCAGTTATAAATCGTGCGCACGCTCACACCGAAATAGGCCGCCGCCAACACGGCGTTCATCCGTCTCATAGACCGTGTCTCCTGCGCCGCGCTCGACATTTCGCGCACCGCGTGCTGCTATAGCCGATCAGCGCTGCCCCACATGGCTTGCCATTCACCACCGCTGTGCATCGCGCCGGCGTCTTGACGACACGAGTCAGTGCCATCTGGCGGCACCGATCATCGATACCTAGGCACGCGCTCCCGGCCGCCGTGAAACCGTCCCGTGGCGCATCAACCCACCAACTCACGCGTCGGCTCCGTTCGGCTTCGGCTTCGCCTTCTGCTGCTCCATCGCGTAGACGTGGCCTTGCTCGCCGGTTTCCAGTTCCTGCTGATGCGACAAGCCGGCCATGCCTCGTTCGTGCGCTTGCTCGCCCATCTGGGCATCCTGCTGCACCTGCAGATCCTGCTGGTGAATCTGCAGGTCGGCCATCTTGAGGAGTCGCTTCGTTTCCTCCTGCACCGCAATCTTCGCGGCTTCCGCGTCGAGCTCCGCCTGCAGCTTGATCATCTCAGCCCGAATCTTCGCCATCTCGACTTCGGCCTTCAGGCGCTCGATCTGCAGCTTCGCGGCGTCAGCATCCTGCTGCTTCTTGATGTCGGCCTCCGCCTTCACCATGTCCTGCTTGACGGCATCCTGGAGGCCTTTGATAACCTGAGCGTCCTGCTCGAGCACGGCTTTGAGCTGCGCGTTCTCCTGGGCCAGCTGCTGCGGGTCCATTGAGCCGTCTTCCTCTCGGATGTTCGGCGGCAAGGTGCGATCGAGCCGGTCGGCGATCTCCCGGTTCCCAGGCCCGTCCATGTTCCTGACCGCAATAGGCGCCATAGCAGCGGCCATCGGCTCGGGCAGCACCTTCATCAGCTCGAGCTGGAAATCGGCGGCTTCCTGCCGGCGCGTGCTGTAACTCGCCCCAACATCGGCCACGACGTCGAACCGCCCGGCTCCCCACTGGAAGATACCCGCCACGCCGCGCTGCGTCTTCCGCTGCTGCCCCACAATCACTTCCTCGGTCTCGGTCTCGTCTTCGAGGCCAACAATCCGCAGCACGCGCCCAGGGCGGTTGTAAATCTTCGGAATCGCGCCCAAAAGCAGCATGCCCTCGAAGATCAAGGCCGCCCGAAAGTTGTCTTTGTAGTTGACCGCGCCCTCAGCTTGCGCGTCTTTCCGGGCCAGGATGGCCCGGCCGGACTGGTCGGCGTTCTTGCGGTTCGGGTCGGTCGCGTCGTACCAGCCGGTCGTCGTGCGGCAGTCCGACTTCGCCTGATTCAGCGCGATGGTGATCGCTTGCACCTTCGCCGGGTCGGTGAACTGCGCCACCTTCGGCTCCATCGGGCGTCCAGCGGTGTCATACGGGACAAAGGGCAGAACCGTATGCGCCTGACTCGCCGCGGTTGCCCAAGTCTTGGCGTAGGGCTCAATGGCTTCTGCCGGCGCCATCACCTTGGACTTCGGAGATAACGCAAGCTCGTAGACCAGTTCGGACGCCTGATAGTTGTACTGGCGCTGCGGATCTCGCGCCGCCCGCACAATCCCCCGTAGCGTGCGCTTGCCCTTGACCGTCAGCGACTCGCCGTACATCGGGACAATTGGGATGAACGGCCACGGCTGATCACGGCCTGCCGTCTTGTCCTCGTTGCCCTCCAGCACCTCCGCGCCGGTGATTTTGGCGAGCTTCACGACGCGCGTTTTGGGCTTGTGCGTCTGGATCGGCTGGACGCCTTTCGGCACGGCCGAGGACGGAACGACGCTTCCGTCTTCCAACAGCGCGAACTCCGGACCGTCCTTCTCCTCAACGTAGAAGTAATCGACGACTCGCACCGAGCCTTCCGGAAACCAATCAGGCATGGCGATGCCAGTTGAGGCGAACGCATCCTGCTGCGTCGCGATGGCGTCCGGCCACTTCGCCTTGAACTCCTCCATCGGCACGTCTTCGATGATGAAGGCGTAATTGCACTTCCACGGCTCGTGCAGCGGCGTCGCTGGGTCCCTGAAGACGTTGAACTGGTTTTCGATGGCCTGATACTTGATGCACTGGTCGAAGACTGGGGCCAGATCGCCGCCAGGCACCTGGTCGTACTCAAACTCGGTGAACAGCCGGTAATAGCCCCAACCCGGCCCGACCGCGCCCTTGAACGCTTCCTCGCGCGCTGGCTTCGCGTGGCCCGTGATCTCGATGTGTCGAATTAGGCCTTGGAACACTTCGGCCGTGTCGATATCTGCCCCGCTGTCCACTGGACTGACCTGGATGGCTGGCTTCGAGCTCCGCATCTGGCCCACAAGCTGCCGATACGGCTCGCCAATCTGGTCAATCGTCAGGCAGGGCCGTGATTCACCCCGGGAGGACACGACGTCCGGGTCCCACTGCTCAAGGTTCAGGAACTGGAGGTCTTTCTCCCCTTCCTGCCGCATGGGCTGCTCAGCGGTGTCGGCAACCTTCCAGCGCGTGAGCGCCGTCGTCAGGAAGGGATTCGAGGCGGAGTCGATGTCAGCCATTGAAGCCCTGCACCTCGTAGGGCGTCACGTCTGCGCCTGTGGGCCGACTCACCCAATGCTCGGGCACATGCTCGTAGGCCGGCCTGTGCTCCCATGTGGCGCCAGGGACCGCCGCCATCGCGAGCCCAGCGGTCGCGAAGACGCCGTCTACGCCGTAATCATCGTAGCGACCGCTTGCCAAGACGTAGACTGTCATTGCCAGCCCCGGAACAGCCACACGAGCCGCTGTCGGAATGTCATGCCGCGGAACGCTTCGAGCGCATCCACGCGCCCGCGGGTCCTCAATTCGTCGTGAATCAGCTTCTGCAGCACGTCGTGGTGCTGCTCGAGCAGCGCGCCCTGATTGTTGACGACATGCCGGACCTCGCGCTGACTGACCTTGCGCGGTGTGCTCATGAGCGCCGAATCCACGAACTGTGCGCCGCCCGGACCAGTCATTTGGCCGCGCGCTTGGCCGCTTGCCTTACTCGCCGCGCGCGCTCCCTAGCGCCTTGATGCGGAGTGTGTCGGCTATTCAGATTCAGGCGTCGGCGCAATTCCTCCAGCGTCTCACGGCTCGTCGCCGTCACCAGATCGCGCTCGTCCTCGCCGGCCGCGATAGCTGCCTTGTACGACTCGTAAATCTGCCCCGTGTTGATATTCATTCGTCCCACACCTTGTCTTCAAGCCGCGCCAAGCGTGCCTTGATCTCATCCCCCTCGAGCAGTCGCCGTAGTAATTCGTCTTCGAGTCGCTTTAGGCGCGTGCTGAACTCATCGCCTTGCTGACGCACTAGTTCGTGAAGATGGTTCACGCCACGGCGCATGTCGGATATGTCGAATACCTCACGGCTCCACGCGCCTTTGCTCGTAATGCGATCCAGAAGCGGATTCAACAGTGCGACCAACGATTCGTAGTCCCGCCGCAGGGCGTCAATCTGGCGACGCATGGACTTGACTGTCACAGGGGCGAGTTCCTTCGATGTCTTTGCCATGCTTGCAGTTATACCCCTAAGCGACCTTCTTTCGCTGCGTGCGCCGGCACACCCGGCAGACATCGCAAAGGCCGCCGCCACGCTTTAACCTATTCCTGCTAAAGTCCGTTCTCGGCTTCGCCGTTCGACACGCGCTGCACACCCTATCCGTGTTCGGATTGCCTCCCGCGCGGACGATGCGCATGCGCGCATGGAGCAGGTTGTGATAGGCGGCGTCCTGACAGATGACGAGCTGCGCCGCGGCGCTTTTCGTTCCATCGGCATGATGCACGACTGCCCCGGGCGGTAACGGCTTCCCCAATGCCCGCTCAGCCCTCCGCCGATGGATGCGCCCCTTCGAGTTGACTGGATACCACAAACCGGT